CTCTGGCTCAGGATCGTATTCGCCAGCCAAAGTCCATTGGCCAGTGGAGGCGCTATAAAAGAAGCCTGTATGAGTATATCCAGTGCCAACATTCCCAGTGTTGAAGTTAGTAAACAGACCTGTATCAACATTGGCAGGAGTAGCGGTTCCATCCCATTGGTCATCTAACGTGTGACCAGTGGTAGAACCGAAATTTACTCCAATATTGTCAGCGGAATGGATAAGCTGTTCTTCGCCAGTAATGTCAATATTGGAACCAGCTGTGGTTGCAAAGTTATCAACGGACCATTTGAATGTATCCACACCACCAGTTCCGGTGCCAACACCATCAATTTTTACATAATATGTTGTTGAAACTGTACCAGTGAAGTGGCCTGAGAAATAAGCATCATCCAAGCCTGTGCCGGTGAAGGTAGTATTACCCTGCCCAATTGTGTCTCCAGCGTTCAAATACTGGAAAGAAGCACCCAAGCTCACATTGTTTGATGATGTAGTTGTTTGGCTACCATCAATTTGAAGGTTTCCGGTGACAGTAAGGTCTCCACCGATATGGGTGTCACCTTGAACTCTGAAGCTGTTTACGGAGTGGTTTTGTTGATTTACTAGGACTTCGCCGTTGGTTGCATCAGATACAATAACCCAGCCCAAACACATTGGATAGTTTGGATATGATGGAGGGTCATTTTGCAGTGCGCCATCAGTAAGGCCAGCAAAGAAATTTGCGCCAGCGTTCAAGCCAGATGTGTCAAAGCCACTAACAAGACCTGAAACAATAACATATCCGCTTGAGGCGTCAGCTATATCGTGAGCCGCCAAGCCTTGAACATTATATTTTGTGGAGCTTGTAGCATTTGCCAAAGCGATAGTTGGCTCTCCGCCAGAGTTTCCAGACCAGTAGACCGGAGAGCCTTTGGCAATAGTTGATCCTGTATTGTTGTAAGCCCTAACGTGCTCTTCAATGCCCACTTCATGCTCAACACCGCTTATATCGCTTTGATATGAAAGGGTCTTGTGATTGGTGTCATAATAGACCCGACCTTGCTGGTGAGTTGGGTGGTCAATNGCAGTGAAGTCAATATATCCCGCAATGTCAGCATTGGCCCCAATTGAAACATCAGCCGTTGTTGTTACGCTATTGAATGTAACATCATCAGTGGTAGCTACTCCTTGATCTAAAGCCTTTACAGAGGCTTCATCAGTCAATTCGCTGTCCATGAGAGCGCCAGCCGCTTGCACGTTTGTGGCGTCCGTTACATCGGCGCTTGCCTCAATGCCACTGAGCTTTGTCTTTTCTGCATCAGTAAAGGCATTTGTGTCAGCATTATTTTCGTATGCAGTTTTGATTTCCGCATCGGTCTGATCGGCAGTGGCCGCAGCTTCAATGCCATCAATTTTTGTTTTATCAGCCGCAGACATGAACCCATCAGCGGAAATTGTAGCATTGGCGTGATCGTGGCTATCATCACCTACAGTTGCGGTAATATTGATATTAGCAGAGCCATCAAAAGATGCCGTACCAGTTACATCCCCGCTTAATTCAATGTTTCTGGCCGTAGCCAAGGTTGTAGCTGTATCAGCATTGCCTGTAACATCTCCAGTCACGTTACCGCTTACATTCCCGGTCAAATCACCAGTAATATCGGTTGAAATCCCATTGGCGGTGAATGTAGCAACATCAACGCCGGATACTTGAACTTTTAGAGCCCCGGTTCCGCGCTCATTGATAATTGTATCTGTTCCATCATGGGCGATCTCAAGGTCATTATCAGTACCGACTTGGATTTTTACGTTATCCTGAAGCCCAAGATTGCCTGTCATTATATCGCCATCAAGCTGAACAAAGTCATCAGCGGCAGATGTAATAAATATATAAGCGTTACCTGAAAGATTTAATGCAGCATCAGCATTGTTACTCTCAAGAACAGTTCTTGTTAAAGATGTGCCTACAGAAGTATATACACCAGTTCCAATTTCCCAATTGTCACCATCTTCAATAACATAGCGAATTTCATCGCCGTTAACTACACCACCATCCTCAAAAGATTGAAAACCTGCTACGGCTGATCCAAGGGTTATTGCACCCGTGCCAGTTGTTGCAGTTGACATTTTGGCTCGGTTTACAAAGACCTTTTTTGCCATAGCAGGCTCTCCTAATTTTAGAAATTTACTTCAGTTCGATTATGCAGGATCAGGGATGCCAATGTCGAATGTTGCCAAAGTAAAGGTGTTGCCAGATGTAACTGACTGAGATGCAGTCAATGTACCAGTAGCCAGCAAGCGAGTGTTGCTAGTATCTACAAGGGCATAGTGAGTTGCTGTACCAGTCGCCGTAATACTTCCATCAGTAATAGCAGCTACAGTTACCTTGCGGCCACCGCCTGTCCGGTCTCCGGGCGCACCAATGGAGAGCGAAGTAGAATTTCCAAGAGTAGATGTGGAAGTTGCATCTGTGTAATCAGTTGCCTCTTGAGAAGTAACGTGAATTGCATTTGCTTCTGTGTCCAAAACGGTCAGGCCGTTGTCAAACACGCGATCATTTAAAGTAGCCATTTGTAGGCCTCCGTTTTAGTTGCACTGTGCACACAGAACATAGCACACAAAATAATCTTACTCAATCATTGTTCAAAGATCGGTCTGAAGCCTATACTTGCCGTTATTAATGGAAATATATCCGTTAGACATCCAAGCACTTCCCATAACTGGAGAAAATGTTTTATTTGGATAAATAACTTTAGCCCTATTCTCAGCCTCAATTAAGGTGTTAAATTCTTCGTACATTTTTTTCCCTTATACATAAGCAAACAAAACTCTAGCATTTCCATTTACAAGAGGGTTAGTGCTTCCCGAAAGACCATACCATTCTCCTTGATATGGATAAAATCCAGCATCTACATAGTCTATTTCCACAACCCAAGAACTGGTAGAAACTCTACGGCACCGCCAGCCATAAAGTGGATTAGCCCCACCCCTAGCAAATCCTATGCTGGGATAAACAGCAATGTACCATTGCCTCATTGAGACAGCGTTGGCCGTAGTATTTATTGTTGTAGTAGAAGTAATCTGTGCACCATATGAAACTCTATTTGTAATTTCATTACTATCCCACATACAGCTTCCACTGGTATCGAAAACCTGCATCCCATATCCACTCGCGGCACCAGCACCCGTGATTTGGTTCATCCTATCAAATATATAATAATTAATGCTGGTGCTTCTATTTGAGGTAAAATCCGAAAGGGCTAAAGTAGTATAAGCACTTGTTTGCCCGTCACTAAGGAATAACTGGAATGGCCAATAAGAAATCCATTGGCCAACATCTAATTTAAAAAATATATCCTCTGTCCCAGTAGGATCGGCAGCAGTATTTTGAACTAAATATCCATATGCGTGTTCATGTGTTGGGTAGTATGGGGCGCTACCTTGGTTCGTAGTTTGATACTGGCTCAAAGTCCCTGAACGCTTCAAAGCATATATAGGGTTTTGATCCTGAATGATTTTATGATTGTTATTGTTGTTTATTGAAATGCCATAAGCCATTAATCAAATCTCCAAAATATAACAGTCCAATTTGTAGATATTTGTGATGAAGTGATAACCGTTCCATAAGTAGTCGCTTGCCAACTAAGAGTTTTTGTATTTTCGTCCCAAGTGATCTGTGGTGGTAGCAGTCCATCATTTGTGTGAACAGATATATGAGCCAGATTATTAGCGTCAGAAAAATCATTTTCTACAAGACTGCCATTTTGAGTTGTTAGCACATAATGAGAAATATACCTTCCAACATTTATATCTGAAATGTCAGTTAAACCCTGATTTGTCCTTATTTGAACGCCATACGACATTAAGTAAGGTCTCCAATCTTAACGCGAATAACATTTGAGGCATCATAAACCAAGATTTTGCTGTCACTGATAGTAATCCGCTCACCACTCACATTATCCGTCAGTGTTCCAATGCTCAATCCAAGGGCAGAAATGCTATTGGCGCTCAATTTGTCTCCAGTGATTGTTCCAGTAACCAAGAAATTACCATCAATAAATGCGGTTTGAGCATCCCATCCAACCCCATTGAAGATATATGCAACATCCTCATTTAAGAAAACGGTGTCATTGATAAGCAACCTATCAGCCTGAGCGGGTAAGACATTGTTCGCTCCATAAGCATATTTGAATAGTTTATTGAGAACATCAGTTGTTTTTGTGCTGGGAGTTGCAGCCGCATCACCCATTCCTGAATGGTTTGCACAATAATAATAAAGATCAGGGGCGGATGCAGCTACTACTATCTGGACATAAGCCCCAGAGGAGCCCGGAGTGCCAACATATGTTACGCCAGTAGAGTATGCTACTCCACCATTGTGTGTTCCATTAGCGGTTGTTGAGAACTGAAATGGGTGATTGGAATTACTGCTATCAGATTGGTCAAACCTGTAGGTGTATCCCTCTAAAAGCTCTATTGCCGGGGTTGCAGAGCCATCCAAGAAAAACTGAAAACCTGATACTGTTACATCATAATCAATTGTGTCCCCAGAGGCCAATTCAGCCCGATACACGCCGCCACCCTTGCTTACTATGGCTTCATTGGTTGTAGCATTTACCCCCGCAGAAAAGCCGCTCTCATTGCCTGATAGGTCAACTGATTTGAGCCAGTAATATTTGGTTACTACATCGCCCAAATTAGGGCGGAAGAAATTTGAACCAGAAGACGATCCTATCCTCGTAGCTGTTCCGCTATTATTTGTGGAATTTTCGTAAATATCCACATAGCGAAGGTCAGCATCAGTTGGATTTGTCCATTCAATTGTGATCGCACCTTGGCTTCCGGTAGCACTTAATGATGTTGCAACTCCCGGAGCTGTTGTATCCCCACCTCCAGTCACGGTTGTGGCGGCGAAAGCTCCCTTATTTCCATTTACAGTGATAGCTCTAACGCGAACATCATATTGGACATTCCGCACAGGTGAAATTGTAAAGCTCAAATCACGGGTGTTTGATGTAGCATAACCAGCGTCAGCGGTTGGCTTCCATTGCACCTCATAAAAATCAACCATTGCGCTATCAACTGCATCCCAAGTGACATTGAATTCATCAACTGCCGTTCCATCGGATTGAATATTTACCACATCAGAAGCACTAAGATTTGAGATCGTAAGGCCAGCCGTTACATCTGAAAGAGTTGTGTCGTTTGCTATTATAGCTGCGTCTTCATCATCCCAAGAATAAGCCGCAGAGGACGTTTCCTTCAGTTGAAGACTAATTGTTGAACCCTCATGACCACCATTAAATGTCCATCCGACAACCTCAAATTGCTTATTGGTCCATCCATATCTGGAAATGCTTAGGTTTATTGTATCGCCAATCTCAACAGCCAATGCGGTCATATCAAATTCAGCATTTACTGAAATCTGCTCCCGAACCCTATAAAGAGCCAGCTTCGCCAATCTTTGAGCCCCGGCTGAATAAGTCGTTAAGGGAAGGTCCAAATTCATTGCGTTTTCATTACCAGCGCCGCCATCCTCAGTTAAAAACACGGATGAAGACACCATTGGGTAATCAGCAAGGATATATGCCTGATCCTTATCAGCGAATTGACCTTGAACACGATTGAACTGATCTTTGCGGCTAACCTTTGTAGAAACCCCAATCTGGCCTCTCAAGTTGCTTTCATTGAAACTAAGAACTGGGCTTGAATATGTTGCTACCTTTAACTTCCAATATCCTTGAGACCAAAACAGGCTTCCTTGGCAGGTAGAAAGAAGTTTCTTAATATTGGCCTCATATGTAGCGCCACAGCTTATTGAGCCGTTGCACCGCATCTTGTTGTCCAATCCAGAACCCAATGAAGCATCACAAGCGGTAAATGCAGCATTGAAAGTGGTATCATCCAAGCTGGACGCAGGAACCTTGAAGCCATATTCGTTGTTCAGGTAATCACGG